ATGTTTTTCTATCTAAAAGAGCCTAACGGTGACAAAGATACAATAATTATCATTCAGTACTACATCTCAGATGAAAAAAAAATATTTAAATACTCTACTGGGGAGGTAATTAATCCTATAGATTGGGATTTTAACGCTCGTATGCCAAAAAGTCGCAAAGGAGCTGATGGGGTGCGTTTGCGTAAAATAACCACCTATATTATGCAGTACAACGATTTATTGGTGACCATTATTGATAACTTTAAATTGAATGGTGAGAAAATAACTCGTGATAAGTTAAAGAATGCCTTTGACTCTAAATTCAAACCTGAGAGGGTAACTAATGGATTTGAGTATCTTTCTGATTTTATAACTAATTTTATTTCTTCTATCAAAGGAACGATTAATAAGAATACAGGAAGAGAGTACAGCCAGTCTCGAATTTATCTTTATAGCCAATCTTGTAATGCTTTGATTAATTTTGAAAATTACGCTAATAAACGTATTAAAATTAATGAATACGATGCACAACTAAACGATGAGTTTGTAACGTTCTGTATAAATATACAAAAATATTCTGCTAATAGTGTTGGAGCGTTTGTATCTGTATTAAAAATATTTTTGCAAAAAGCAAAAGAAAGAGGACATACGATTGCTGATGATTTGAGTTCTTTCACTAAAACAAAGGAGGAGAGTATATCGGTAGCGTTGTCGGAAGATGAGATTGAAAGGCTGGTTGCTTTTGATTTTTCTTATGACAGAAAATTAGAAAATGCACGTGATTTGATGATTTTAGGGTTGTGGACGGGGCTGAGGGTATCGGATGTTATGAGTTTGCCTGTAATTGACCCTGAAAGCAAGTTTATTGAGGTTGAACCACAAAAGACACGTAATACATCAGGGATAAAGGTTGTTATACCGCTTCACCATCATATTAAGGAGATGATAAGAAAGAGAGGAATGCCTAAACCTATTATTGAGTGTAGTTTTAATAAGTTTATAAAAGAGGTTTGCAAGGCTGTAGGTTTTAATGATGATGTTGAGGGGATGCTGATGAACCCTAAAACAAAAAGAAAAGAGAGAGGGGTATTTAAGAAATGGCAGCTAATAAGTTCGCATACTTGCAGGCGTTCGTTTGCAACTAACTTATATCTGATGAATTTTCCAACGCTTTCGATAATGAAGATTACGGGGCACTCAACGGAGGCAAGTTTTTTAAAATATATCAAAGTAACGCCCAAAGAACACGCTGAAAAACTGTTAGCACACTGGGAGGCGTATTATAAAGAAAAAGCACCTAATTAGGTGCTTTTCTTAGTTACTTAAACGCTTCCAACGCTTCATCTACCTCGTACCTTTTGTAGTATATACGCGCCCCAATTCCGTACGCTTTTAACTTCCCTTGCTTTGTCCAATGATGCAAGGTGCTTAAATTGATATTAAGCATTTTTTGCACCTCTTTGCGTGTTAGGTACTCCGTTGACTCTTTTGGCTGAAAGTCTTTTGCAAACTCTCTAAATGCGCATCTGATTGTTTCTTGAATGAGTTCTTTTAACTCTGCGGGTCTGATTTGAATAAATTGAATATCCATTGTTATAATGTTTAATTGATTATTACGATGCAAATGTATATTAGGTAAAAATTAGGTAGTACTTATTGAATTAGCTAACGCGCTCAATGTAGATGTAAGGGAGTTAATCGTCCCTACAAAGGAGACGACTAATAAGGGGCGTGTTTTGTATATGAAGAATGATGCGGGGGAGTTGGTAGAATGCGGGGTATGGTATGAAAAAAGTTGAAAAATATTTGGCAAAAAGTTTGTATAATTAAAACGTTTGCTGTATCTTTGCATCGTTAAATAATAAGACAGCGGGCGACTGAATAAAGACTGCCGAAAAGAAAATGAATACATTTGATAAAGTAAAACAGATTGCAGAGGCTAACAAAGAGGGGTTCACTATTTCACTGTTAGATTTTCAAACTCCTAAAAAAGGCTATTGTGTAGCAATGAAAATGACACAAGACAGTTTTGGAGATGAAGGACTTAAAAGAGTGATTGAGATTGCAAAGCAAAGTACCTATGTAGTGGGAGGTTGGTATGATAATCAGAGTAAGCGATTTTATTACGACTGTGTAATGATAGTAGAAGAGTTGCAAGCAGCACTATCACTGGGAAGGGCAAATGAGCAGTTAGCTATCTTTGATATAGGAAATGCAAATGTAATTGAGTTGTAACAATAATAAGGGGAGGTAAAACTCCTCCCCTTTCTTTAAAATAATAGTAATATGAACGTAGTAAAAGCAGTACATAAGATTAAGGATTTGCTATCAGTAGAGCAGCTGGAAAGGTTGGAGCAAATGGCATTGCAGTATCAGCGGTATGCGCGGATATTCTTTAAAATAATGGCTCTTAATAAAGAAAAAAAAGAACTCGTGATTGCGGTATGGCAGGAACGCAGTCCGGCTGATAATTACTTAGACGAGGCGGCATTGATGGAACGTGCGCGGGGACTTTTTGCGCCTTTGTTTGAGGGCTGGGAATTGAGGATTGGAGCAACAAAATACATAGAGGCTCCGGCTCAGGTGGTAACACCGGAATGGATACAGGAGAGAATGAACCGCTATAAGGTAGGTAATAAGCAACTGGTAAAAGATTTGGGACTAGCAAAGGCAGAGATTTCGGCACTGGTGAACGGACATAGGGAGATGGGAATACGGACGAAAGGTCTGTTTTATTATTATTTTAAGAGCCTCGATAATGATTGATAACACTAAAAAAACACCTACTGCAATAGGTGTTTTTTTTTGCACGCTATTTTAGCGTGCTTTTTTTTGTCTAAAAATGAAATACAAATAATTAAGAATGCAAGCGTATCACATTGCAAATGTAGGTATTACTTACATAAATGATTGCTAACATAAATTAGCAACACGCTGCTGCCTTTATCATTAATTTTGCAAATGTAATGAAAAAAATGTAATGAAAAAGTATCAGTTTAGGGCAAATCCGGAGTATAACAAAGCGAGCGCGCAACAGATTGACGCTGAAAAAGGCGTTATATACGGCGTGGTGCTCGCTCAGAAGGGTATGAATAAGAATGGGACGTACTTTTCGGAACGTTTTCTGAATGAGTTGAAGGATAAAGGCGAGGAGCGCGGCTACATTAAGGCGCGCTTTGGACACCCTACGATGTGTAATAACTCATTAGGCTCTTACATTGGTAGATACAAGAATTTCAGAGTAGAAGATGAGAAGCTGTTTGGCGACTTGTACCTTGATGAGATTGCAAAGGATACGAATGTGGAGGGGCGTGGCATTACGATGTATGATTACATTATGCGAATGGCACAAAGCAACTCGGATATGTTTGGTAATTCGATTGTGATTTTAGCAAATTACGTAATTGAAGAGTACGAGGATGACGGGGAAAAGAAAGAGGCTGATGGGCACGAACTGATAGAATGGATTTCTTCGGATTTGGTAGATGACCCTGCTGCTACTGATAGTCTTTTTCATTCAGCAGATGATTTGGGGGTGAAAATTACGGATTTTTTGGACGAAAACCCTCAAATATTTGAGATTTTAGAGAAAGAACCTAAGATATTAGGGGATTTTTTTAGCCGTTATGAGGCTTATTTGGGTAGAAAAAACAATAAGAAGAATATGAAAAAAGGTGTTTTTGCACGTGCCTTAGTGGCAATGTTTGGTAAATCATTATTTGATGTGGATTTGACGCTGGCAAATGGTGATATTATCACGGTAGAAACAGAGGCTGAAGAGCCTGCTGTAGGAGATAAGGTGAAGCAAAAGACGGACGGAGGCGAGGATGCTGAAAAGCCTCTTGCTGATGGCGCGTACTTGCTGAAAGACGAGCGCACCCTTGTAGTAGAAGGGGGCGTAATAAAGGAGATTAAGGAAAAGGAAACTCCTAAAGACGAGGGTAAAGAGGCTGACAAAGGAGCGAGCGCTGATGATGAGTTTTCGCAAGCGGTAATGGAAGGCTTCAATATGTTGGCTGAAAAAATTACTGCAATTGAAAAGAGATTTGCAAGAATTGAGAAAACGCAAAGCAAATTTGAAGTGGAAGACGAGGGTAGCGTAAGTAATGCAACTGCTGAGGGTAGTAAGAAAAAATTCAGCATCGAGGATATAAAGGCGAGAAAGGAGTCTTACAAAAAGTAATGTAAAAAATAAAGGTGAATTATGGCAAAAACGAAATTAAAAGATTTTATCAAAGAGCAGGAGCGCACTAAGGAGTATATCGAGGATATTAAGGACTTGGTGGAGGAGCGCTCGCTGGGTATGGCTGACACTAAGGCCGCGATGACCATTGTAGAGGGCGTTACAACTGAAACTGAATATGGTTACTATGGGGCTGTAGAGGGTGTAACGCGTAAGGATACGGGTTGCGGTATGGAACCCACTCCTTTTGATGTGCCAGTACGTACGGGCTGGTGGAAACCTGTATCGTTGAGGGCTACTATATCAGAATGTTATAGTACGCTTGAGAACTCATTCCTGCAATGGGCAAGAGAGAAGGGCATTAAGAAATTGCAAATTCAGGAAACAGATTTTGTAAACTTCTTAGCAGAACGCTTTGGGAACGCTATACAAGCGGACTTTAATAAGTTTGCTTTCTTTGGAAACACTCAAGCGAGCAATGTAGGTTCGGGCAGTGGTAGTGAGAATTTGAAAGCTGGGGTAGCAAAAGAGAATTATAATGTTATAGATGGTTTATACACTCAATTCTTGAAGATGGTAACTACTGACACGAGCAAGCGAGTAACTATTGCAGAGAATGCGCAAAACACATTTGCATTGCAGTCAGCTTTGGCACGTGATACAGCATTCAATGCTTTTACGGCTTTGATTGATAAGGCTGACCCACTAACATTTGCCAATGGTTCACAACCTATGTTTTTGGCTACTCATTCGATGGCTATAAATCTATCTCGTTACTTGAGAAGTGAGTACAAGAATGAATTAACACTCGACAAAATGGAGGGTGGTTATATGGTTGGCGAGTTTGAAGGGATACCCGTTATTACGCATCGTTGGTTTGATGAGATTATCCGTAGGGATTTCAGCAATGGTACTAAGTGGGATAACCCTCACCGTGTGATATTGTTGGATAAATCGGAATGCCAGTTGGGTATCGATTCTGATAGTTCTTTGAAAGATATCGAAATAGAATACATAGGCGGTAAAGATGAGCACGTGTATTTGAAGGCGGCTTACAGTATGGACTTTCAACGTGTGATTGGTACTACTGGGGCGATGGCTATTTAAGAATTAGCAAATTTGTCAATTAGCAGATTAGTGTATCTGCTAATTGACAAATTAATAAAATAACAAATTAATATTGAATTATGGCACAATGTGTTAATGTATTAAGTAAGGATTTGACCTTTGATTGTGATGATAAGGTGAAGGGTATTGAAAAGCGCATATTGCTTTTCAATAGGGCTGATATTGACTTTGCTGCAACTACAATTGAGGCTGACAAAAATAAAATGAATACGCTGGTGCTGAAGAGTGGCAAAACGGGGTATTTTTTTGATAACTTCAAAGAGACACACATATCGGAGAGTATTAAGCCGGAGATTTCAGATGATGATTACAACGGCTATAAGCACTCAATAGGTATTACTGTGTATGGCAAGAGTGCTGATGATTACGCGCAAATTGACCAGTTTATAAACGGGGCGCAATTGGTTGCGGTAATTGAGCACAAAGCGAAAGGGGCAAGCAGTTTTGATGTATTAGGCTTCTTTGTAGGGCTGGAGGTAACAGAGGGTGAAGGCCGCACGAATGGTGGGGCGTTTAAGTTCACTATATCTACTCCTGCTAATCAGAAAGAGCCTAATGTAGCCTTGAAGTGGCTTGAGACTGATTATGCAACTACTAAGAAAAAATTTGACAAGAAACTGGCTGCTTAATTAGCCAATTAGCAGATTAGCATACTATGGTTTTCACTGAAGAAATATTAAAGGGGCTGATAAATGGTGGTTATGATAAGGCGGTGAGGGAGGACAAAGAGACCTTCATCGCCTTTTATGCTTACTTGTTTGGCAGAGATAACCTCTGTGAGAGTTGCCCTCAGAAGTTGCGCGGCTACTGGGATAGACTATGTAATGAAGGAATTGACGAACTTAATAAAATGAATGTTATGGCAAAGAAAGAACAAAACACACAAGAAGAATTAATAACTAATGAGCAAATTAGTGAATTAGGAAGTGAAGTAACTCTTTCATCAGAAGGAGAACAATCGATTAAGGAGGTAGATAGTAATGAGCCTTGCAAGTTTAGATTGCGTGCGGGTATTACTTCGTTAGCTATGGATTTTGGTAGCGGGGAGTTTTTTAACAATGATACGCTAACGAATGAGATTGCGGTACGATACCTTAAGATTAACCCTAATAGGATTGCGAACTTTGATTTGTATCCTGAGAATTGGAAAGAACTCATTAAGTAACATTATCAATTGACAATTAGCAATGGCAAGGCTGAAGGCGATAGAGTTGGCAAAAGAGGACAGGAAGACAAATAGCGAGAAATTTAAAGGATTTCCGTATTTGGCTAACGGTCAGAATAACGATTACCCTACAATCATTGAGCAGTTGGTGGCAGGTTCGCCAACGGCTCGTGCTTGTGCAGGGGTGATTGCTGATTTTATCTACGGACGGGGATTTGCATTGGAGATTGAAAGGCGTGAGCAAGCAAGGTTGCAAGGGGTCAGATTTAGAAAAGACGTGTTATTTGTGAATGATAAACGGGAGACCCCTAACGACTTGCTGAAAAAGGTATCGAGGAGCATCGCTATGCACAAAGGGGCATTCGTGCACGTGAATTATAACGGCTTCTATGAGAAGACAAGCGTGCAGGTGTTGCCGTATAAGAATTGTCGTCTGGGGGCTAAGGATAGCAGTAGTTATAGGGGCAAAGTGCTGGTTTATAACGACTGGGATAAGATAACGAATGCTAAGGATAAGGATAAGAGCGTGGTGGCGATTGACCGGTACGACCCTCGTCCGGAAGTGATAGAAGCACAAGTGGCAAAGGCTGGTGGTTGGGATAAGTATAAGGGGCAAGTGTTTTTCTTAAACCTTGATAGGAATGATACCTACCCGCTGGCGTGGGCTGATGTAGTGCTATTGGATTGTGAGAGTGAACGACTATCAGGGATATTTACCCGCAACGGCTTTAAGAAGGGATTTTTTGGTACTTATTCATTCGTTACGCTACCGATGGAGAGCGAGGCGGAACGTGAGGACTTCAGGAGTGAACTTAAGAAGAGCATAGGCGTGGAGGCTGAACAATCGGTATTTCACTTTGAGACAGAAATGCAGGGGGATAAGCTGGAGAATAGCGTGCTTATTAAGCCTATTGAGAGCAATATCAAGGCGGATATGTTTCAGTACGCTGATGAGAAGACGGCTAACAATATTCGCAAAAGTTATGGTAATGTACCCCCTGTACTGATTGATTATGTGGAAGGCAAACTTGGTAACACTTCTGGGGAGAGCCTTAAGGAAGCACGTATTTTTATGCAAGAGCAAACGCAAGAGGAGCGACAAGATGTGCAGGAGATGTTTGAGGAGTTATTCGATGGCTTTGTAAGGGATATTTCGGCAAATGGGCTTTTTGAGATTAGCAAATTAGTAGATTAGCAAATGAAGTTATTGGTAAATAAGCAGGAATGCAGCAAGTATTTGAGCGTTTCGCTCTTCAGAAAGGAGGAGGATTTCAACCGGTTTATAAGTGAGGCGCAAATGTTTGACCTTAAAGGACTGGTTTGCGAGTCTTTTTTTCAAGATTTGACAAGCGAGACACCGGTAAGGGATTATACCTTGTTGCTTGAGGGAGGTATGTATACCTTTGAGGGCAAAAAGTACGAATTTGCAGGGTTAAAGGCGGTTTTGGCGTACTTTGCTTATGCGCGTTATATATTCGTGGGGCATCAGGTAGATACTCCGATGGGTATTAAGGTGAAAGAAAATCAGGACGGGGAGACGATAAGCCAAACGGAACGGCGTGATGTGCGAACGATGTACAAACAACAAGCAGATATGCTGTGGGAGGACTGTAAAAAGTATCTTGAGAGGACCGCGTCTAATATAAGCGATTGTAATGATGGTTGTAGTGAGCGTAATAGAGCGTATAAATCAAGAATGAGAATGCAACTGATATGAGATGTACATTAGGATTAAAAGATATTAGTACGGATTGTGGTTATAAGCCCCTGAAGGGGGTGAAGCACAGGGTGCTAATGATTAGATATGAAGATGTAGATAGGGTTCGCAGCGTTGTAGGTTATGGTACTGCTACAGTAGACTTGTATCTGAAAGGAGGCAAAAGCGGTAGTATGTTAGAACTTCAGGAATATTATAAGATTAATGGAGTTATGCGCTATAATAGCGGGGTGTACACTCAGGAGATAACAATACGCATAGGAGACACTCGCAATACTAATGAATGTGTACAAGCGGTTAGCGCATTGAGTAATGGTACGTGGGTAATGGTTGTAGAAACTATCAATGGTTCTTTTGAAGTGTTAGGATTTAGGGCCGGATTGGTACTAACTTCAGCAACTCGTGATTATAACACTAATGGGGTATCTGTAACATTAAACACTCCATTAGGACTAACAGAACGACAAATGGTATTAGTGTGGGCATCAGAGGGAATTGATGAGACACAGAAGCGTAATCGTTTTGATAGCGGACTTTCGGAGAGAAAACGAAAGATATTTGATTTTTCTTTTGATAATACGTTTGAATAAAAAAATGATATGGGAAGTTTAGACAATAATATTAGACTTATAAGGAATGAAACAGTAGAGGGAGGTAATACTAAGGAACGTATCGCTGAAACTTTTGAATTATTGGCTACAGAATTAGAGAGAAAGGTAAACAAGGATGCAAATAAGGGGCTTTCTTCGAACGACTTTAGCAATGAGCATAAGGATAAGTTAGAAGGCTTACAGCAGGTTGATACATCGGGATTGCTGCAGAAAGGAGCCTATACTGGTAATGCATCGAGTTTGAAGGCTGATATTGATAAAAAGGTAGATAAAGTAGCGGGTAAGGGGCTATCGTCTAATGATTATACTAATGAAGAAAAGCAAAAGAATGAGGAGAATGCGAATAAGCGAGTGGTAAGCCTTACTGTTACAGGTGATGTTAATAAGATTATCACTTTAACTTTTTCCGATAGTACTGTAATACAAGCCCCATTTAATGATAACGACCATATACCTCTTGCTGATGTGCATATGAACTCGTTGAACTTCAATGAAAACACTGGAGTTCTTACAGGGGTAAAGAGCGATGGCAATGAGATTAGTGTATCGTTAGATGGTCGTTATTCATTGATAGGACACAATCACGACGAGCGGTACGCGCCTAAAACCCACCATCATAACGAGTACGCCCTCCTCACCCATAGGCATAATAAGGACGATATCGACGGATTACCTGCCAACATTGCGACTACTGAGAATGTTAAAACAGCAATTGAGGGGATACAAATAGGGGGAAGGAATTACGTTTTAAATTCTAAACCTAAGTTAACTTCAGTTGGTTATATGGGGCAGTATTGGAATCTTTCAGAACCCGTTGTTATTGGGGAACAATATACATTTTCTTGTTATGCAACCATTGAAAAGGAAAGGATATTATGTGTTTATTTCATTGATGTTTCTGGACAGCCTCGTCAATACATTATTGATAAATTAGTAAATGGATATAATAAATTTACTGTGATTCCTAATTATTCTTGGAGTGGTTTATGTGTTTTTTACGAAGTTTTGGGAATATCACCAACTCCTACAGCTACAATAGAAAAGTTAAAGTTTGAAAAAGGCAACAAACCTACAGACTGGTCGCCCGCGCCTGAAGATTTTGATTTTTTCAAAGGCAATATTCAGCTTTCAGATTTAAACAATTTTAAAAATAGAGAAACAGGTGGTTTTTCTGTTAATACAGGAGGTGGTTGGGGGGCTTATCTTAATTTTAAACTTGATGGTTCAACATCATCTTTGGAATTTTTCAAACCTAATTGGTATCCTTCCTCAAGAATGGGGATTAGAAATTCTGTAGATAGTAGTAGATTCAATGACGATAATGGAGGATTTAGAGACTTAGCGTGGTATGATGATATTTTAAGAGCAGGAGTTGAATGTACTCAAAATTCGAAATTACAAAGAGAACATCAAAATCAAACTATTTTTGTAACAGTTTCTTGCAGTATTGAACTTAATACAATTGATGACTTAAGTAGTGTATCATTTAGGAAGGTTTTTGATAACGGTATTGTTTCTTTTTCTTGTTTTGGAAAAAATATTATTTATACATCTGACAACCAGTTTGATGGGAAGAAAGGCTCTACAGCTGTTGTTTCAAGGTATGGAAACGATTGTTACATTGATATAAGAAACGTTTAATTCAATTCAATATGAAAAACATTTTAAAAAATTTACAAGGAAAAGATAAACTAAAACATAGCAAGTGGGGAAATATTATTTTCCTGCTTACATTCGTAACCTCGCTAATATTACTCAATGTATGGCAGGCGTTGTTATGTGCTTTTTTTGTGTTATTATTTGCGGCTGTAAGTAAGGAACTTTATGACAAATACATAAAGAAAACCTTTATCGACTGGTACGATATAGTAGCCGCGTTTATCCCTTATCCCATAATTAAACATATACAGAAGCTATGAATGCAATACAGTTTTTTGAGTGGGGAAATGATGATAAAAAAGCTAAGGAAAATCGTCTGAAAAAAGAATCGGATAAAATACTCAATGAACTACGCACTTCCCCTGTAGATAGAAGTTGGTACTACCGAAAAGGTGAGTATTGGTATAAATATACATATGGTGTGGTATATCACCAATCTTTTTCTTGTAAAGATATAAACGAACTTGAATATGACGAATTAGTACCATATTTTAATAGTGGAAATATTCTTTTTTTAAAAGATTGTAAAGCAAAAAAAGTTGTTTTAAATCATATTTTAGGGAAAGTAAGACAGATAGATTTTATACCTTTTGCAAAACAAATAGAAAAAATAACAATTCCCAATTCGTTTGAAATATATAACAACGCGGCAACTGAACAAATACTTTTAAGAGAAAAAAATAATACAATGAATAATACTCTTATTAATTGTTATGCATTGGAAAAGAAAAAAATAATAGATAAAATAGTAATAGAATAATAAACAATGATAAACTACATTTTGCAGGGCTTCGGCTTTACTGGCTGGCGCGACTTTATTAACTCCAGCTTTGGACACACTTTTTCAGTCAACTTTATTGCGGTCGATGTGGTAGTGTCCGCATTTATTGGTTTGGTTCACTTTCTATTCGGCTTCAATCACTTATTCCTTGCGGCTTATGTGGTGCTGATACTCTTCGAATGGATAACAGGCGTATTGGCATCATTTAAGCGTGGTGAGCGACACGAGAGCCGCAAATTCGGGCGTATGCTGCTTAAGATACTTACTTACTTGGTGCTGATATATGTACTGCATACCTTCTCGGCTAATATTAGCTTCCCAGCGTTAGGCGATTTTGAATTCGACCCATTTCACTGGCTGTATTGGGTAGTGCTGCTTGCTATTATATGGCAGTTAGTAGTGAGTTTATTAGAGAACTTGAATTGTTTAGGGTTTAGGTTTGCTAACGTGCTGCTGAAGATTATCAATAAGAAGTTTTTTAAGATGTTTGACCTTACAGAAGAAACTGAAAATACTAATACCTAATTATTATGACAGCAAAAGAATTTATACAGACTTATAAGCCGTTTGCGCTGGAAAGTGAACGTAAAACGGGCATTTCGCACCTCTTCATTTTGGCACAAGCCGCCTTAGAGAGTGCTTGGGGGAAGCGAGCCCCTGGATATAACTTTTTTGGAGTGAAGGCAAGAAGCGGTACGCCTGCTGATAGTAAGCAATTGCTGCTTACTACAGAGGTATTAGATACGCCAACTGCTAACCCTCAAAAATTTCCGAAGATTATTAGCATTACACAAAGACCTGATGGGAAGTGGTTGTATAAGGTGAAGGACTGGTTTATGAAGTACTACACTGTGGAGGAGGGTTTTACTGACCACGCTCAATTCTTTTTTAGGAACAAAAGATATGCGAAGGCGTTGGAGGTAAAGGATAATCCTTACAGATTTGCTGAAGAAGTGGCAAAGGCAGGGTATGCTACTGCTCCTGATTATGCTACGGTGCTTAAGAAAACAATTAAAATGTTAGAAAGTTATGGTTAGGATAGTATGGTTATTATTGGCTTTTCTGGCCCTTGTAGGGTGTAGGACTCGCAAAGAGATAGCAAGTGAGCATCAGCACAAAGTGCAAAAAGAGCGATTTATACACTATAAAGACAGTGCGCTGATATTGTCGCAAAGGCTTCAGCAGTTGGATTTTCTGGCTTTTCAGGATTGGTCGGTAGAGATTGAGAGTGGGAAGGATAGTGTAGGAAATGCGCAGGAGGTAACTTATTACCGCATTCGTGATGGTGATAATGAGACTATCAGGGTAACAGGTGGAAAGGTAAAGATAAGTGGCAAAAGCAGCCTTTCTAATAGCCTAATAGAGGCGAATAGTACCCTTAGTAATACGATTATAGATAGGAAAGACGAAAGACGAGATATGAGCACAGATACGGCTTTTCTTCATAAAACAAAAGAGGTGAAAGGAATAGTAATAAGATGGTGGTGGATAGCGGTTGTGCTGCTGGCTATGTGGATTGGTTGGCGATATAAGGTGTTTCGGTTTTAGTTTTTTCTGAAAAAAGCCCGTGCGAGTGTGTGCACGGGCTTTTTTTGTGGTTATTTGGTTATACATTTTAACATATCTTTCAGCTTAAAACCACCTTCTATATTACTATCATAAATATACAACCTTGCTGCTGTAATATTATGTTGCTTAAGTAGAGATATATCATTTTTTGTTAGAGATACAAAAGCACTATACACATATCCGCCTCCTGAAGAGGTTGTGCTTACATCTATTTTTGCATTAGGTTTTTGTATTTTAGTGCCATTATCAAGTAAAACAATTAAACCTTTTTTTCCTACGTTTAAAGTACTGCCTGTTGTGTTGATTTGCATATAAAAATTAGGTATTTTATTCTTTACTATTTTTACAAAAGAAATACCATCTTCAAAATCAGTCGTATAAGTTGTCTCACCAGTAAATTTATCATTTTCAGTTGAAACTTTATCACAATAAAAACCTTCAGGAAGATCAATACCACCTACAACTTCTAATTCAAAATCAAACTCATACTCTGGTGAATAGTTATAGTATACAGTTCCAAAGTCTTCATTTTTTAGTTCTAATACATATTTTTTTGAGTTTTTAGGTGGATATATTTTTACAACTTTAAATTCTTTCCCTACCAATTTCTCATAATCAGATATGAAAGAATATTTTGATGTGGCAAAAAGTCTTAAATCGTCTAAATCTTTAATTTCACCTTTTTCAGAATCAAAAGTGCTGTAAAAATTCTTATAATGGAATTTTTTGTAGGAATCGTCATATTGTTTAGGCTTTACAACTTTATCCTGCAAAAGTTCGACTTTGGTAGATGGAAAATTTTGTGCAGTTACAAATGATATTGAGAGAATTGAGATAACTGATAGTAATAATTTTTTCATTTGTTTGTATAATTAAAAGTTAATAATTTATTTACAAAAAATCTTTTGCACGATTAGAGCGTTTAGAGCGACCTTTTTGTCTTACTTCAACTACATTGTATAGAAAACGTACTTCTTTCAGATTGATTTTAAAATCTTCATATTTTGGATTTATAGAATGACAATATATAATGCCTTTTTCAGCATCGTGTTTGATGATTTCTTTAAGCATTATGCCATTAGTAGCGTGTGCTATGACAAAATCCCAATCCTTAATGTGTAGAGGGAACTGCCATAGGTGTCGCTGTATTTCACGACAAATGACAATATCTCCTGCAATATAGTCTGGTTCCATACTATCGCCTGAAACTTCGAATGCTAAATAATTACCACGATGTGGCTCATCGGCTTCTATAGTTATTATAGGCAAATCATCTAAATATTCATCATTGTAGTATCCTTCACTCCAACCTGCTTGTGCTTTGGTCGATACAACTCTCACTTGTATTTTGTTATGATATTCTTTATTTTTTAAATTTCCATTAGGGACTTTGTCTGTTATTTTGTCAAAATCAATAACGGTATTTAGAATATTGCCATAATTAGCAATAATGTAGTCTGTATTAATTTCAGGGTACTTATCACGAATGTTTATAACCTTAATAATAGGCACTTTTATTTTACCTTTGCTTATATCATCAAACTCTTCTTGTGATATATTGATTTTTTCAGCTGAAAAATCAGGATATGCCTTTTTAAGGTATTCATATACTTCAAGGAAGCGCACATTTATAGGGTAATTGCTATCATTTCCTAATAAATCAGGATACACATTGAGTATTTTTTCAAGGTTTTTACCCGTTGGGGTAGAAGTTCCTTTTCTATATCGCCCAATTGTAACCTGAGAAACCCCTGTATTTTTCCCCATCTCATAAGGGGTTATATTGTTTTTTGAAAGATATTCATCTATCTTTTTTGAAACATCTGAAAGTATATTACTTTCATTGTTGTTTGTATTTGAATTATTTTCCATATCTTTGCAAAAAATTTAAATGTTAAACACTATGAGTTATTTAAATGATGATAAGTTCGACGACTTTGTCGATAAAGGTATTCATTTGATGTTTTTTTTAGCAGCTATGGGTTCAGCAATAGCTGCTATTGGCATTAACATCATAATAATGAACTATATTATTAAGACACTATTTTAATAGTGTTTATAGTTCTCTGCAATTCTTTTTTATTTGATGATTTTTCTGCAATTTTCAGAAAATCTTCTTTTTGTTTAGTAGTAATTTGCAGTGTATTATTATTACGATTGACAATTTCGCCTATAAGAGATGATACAATGCCTGTTATTTCATCTCTTATTTCTTTATTTGTTATATTATTTACTTCGCCAATGGCATCGAAATGAAAAGTGATACATTCGTTTAAATCTTTATTGTTATTGATTGCAAAATAGGAGGTTGTTAGGCTAAACATTGCATAAGAAAGGTGTTTGTTATCCTGCATTACCTGTTTTAATTTACCATCTAATGTTCTTCTGTATTTATCAAGTTGATAGGTATTATAAAATTGCCAACACACTAAAAAGGTGGTTAGCAACGTTAATATACCTACTGACACGCTTAAAATTACTTCTATATTCATACTTCTAAAAAATTAAATAAAAAAACACTTCTGAAAATCAGATACTTACAAAAAAGTTTGTATTTTACACTAAAATACTTACAAAAATATTTGCACACTAACAAAAATGTTAGTACATTTGCATCGTCAAAATGATAGTAAAAAGCAGCAGTAAAAATAGCAGCCGTTTTGACATTGCAAAAGTACTAAAACAATATGAAACTTACAAACAAAGCAAAAGAAAAGTTAAACGATTTGGAAATGATGTGCCTTCTGTGTAAGAAGGTAGGCAGGAGCATTGACACCCTGCGAAAATGGAAAAACGAACCTAACACACGCTTCTATAGAAGTTCTGAGGCTGTAAGAGATAAATTCCTTGAGGTAATGGAAATGACTGAAGAAGAAGCGTTTGAGGAGGACGATATAACAACTGATAATTAGTAGCATTATGATTGACGAAGTAGAATATTTAATACAGAAGCTGAAAGGGCTTAATGTTATAGGTTGGCGTAGGGTGTTAGACGAGTTTCAGTTAGTGCCTAAAGTGGTAGAAGATATATCAGCGAGGGTGAAACTACAACTTGACGAATGGGAGCAAGCCAACAAGGCATTGAGAGTGCCTGAAGCAGCAAAGCATATGGGAGTGTCTGCTTACATTATACGTAGATGGTTAGAACGCGGAAAACTTAAGAATGAGAACCCTTCAGATGGCAATGTATTAATAAGTATACGCCAATTAGAAGACCTTAGAGCGTCTGAGCCTAATATGGTAATGAGAAAGCAGAAAAAAGTAAGAGCAGTACCTGCTGGGGCACGTGATTTCAGAAAAATAGCAAATTAAAAAAGACGGCACTATCGCAGCACCGCCTTTAAGTTTAACAATCTAATTTTTTTCAATTATGATGGCAAAAGTACAACAAATGAATGAGATGAGCAAACAAAATAGCCAAATTCTTCTGCAAGGGGGCTATGTAACTTATGAGGGTAAGCGTTATAACGACTGTACCCCTGCTGAAAAAGAGGTGTTTAATATCGTTATAGGCGATGTTAAGCCTATAGATGACGAACTTAACGCCTTAATACAAGGGCTAACAGCCCCCTTATTACTTCAATACACTATGAATGAAAATTGTTTTATCAACCCTGCAATTTTTGACAAACTAAAAGGGGCATTGCGTCCTGAAAAAGATAACGACCACGAGGGGTGGTGGCACTTACGCGCTAATTGTGGTTGCTACACTATGCGCTTATCGGGGTGTTATGACAGGGGCGTACTTAATGCTGAAGCTGAAGTTTATAAATCAGTGGGCAAGCACTCTGTATATTACGAACTTACTAATGCCCAGTGGCTCGATGTACAAGAAGCCCTTGAGGCTGAATACGAGCGGCTTGTAGAAGATAGTGAAGAGTGTGAGCGTAACCACTACTACGAAGAGTTATCGCACGATTGGCATCAGTTTATTTAACCTTTAAAAATCTTACAACTATGAAAGAACAAGTAACAACCTTAGAATTAGGCAAGTGCTACCGAGTGTACCACAACAACGATGTATTACACCTTATTAGGGTTAATGAAGAGCATACATCTTTAATTCCTAACAGACCGCCCGTATATATGGTAGCAGAGATATGGGGTGATGACACCATAAATACTAACACATATTACTCAGTAACAAAAGGCAGCACTTATACAGAGATAACACAAGAGCAGTTTAAGGCTGTGTTAAACTCAATGATACACAGAGTATCTAATTACATAAGTACGATGAATTAAATCCGCTCATTTGTTGCTATTCGTAGGCTTCGGCTAACTGCCTAACATTCTTACTTCAGTTAGCCGAATGTCCTACAAAATCAAAGAGCCTCTACCAATCATAAGTGCCGTGTTATTCTTGAAATCTGGACATATCTAAAAATCATAACAACGCACGGCACTTTTCTTTAAGAATTAATAATTTAAAAACAAATGAATATGAGTTTAATTAAGAAAGCAAATGAATTAACAATTCAGACGAAAATCAAAGCCCTAATCTATGGGCAGGCGGGTACGGGTAAAACGACCCTTGCATTATCAGTCCCTAAGCCGTTATTATTTGACTTTGATAACGGGGTGCATCGTGTGAACTTCGCACATCTTCAAAATGTAGATACAGTGCAAATACGCTCTTATCAGGACTTTTTGGACGTGCTTACCAATGAGAATTTAACGCCTTATGAAACTTTTGTTATTGATACAGGGGGCAAAATGTTAGACTTTATGGGTGAGTACATCATTAAGAACAATCCTAAAATGGGGCGTGCTAATGGTATGCTGACATTGCAAGGATTTGGAGAACGCAAAATGATGTTTTCAGCACTTGTGAAGCGCATCAGCATAATGAATAAGCACGTGGTATTTGTGGCTCATAGAGAAACAAAAACAGAGGGCGATGATACTCGTTACATTCCTCAATTTGGAGGAACAAACTACGATAATCTTGTAACAGAGTTAGACCTTGTAGGGTATGTAGAGGCGCAGGGGCGTGAGCGTACTATCACCTTTGACCCTACTTCACGTAATGACGGCAAAAACTCTTGCAATTTGCCACCGCTCTTTAAAATTCCTACTATCATTGATGAGCAGGGTAATCCTACCGCTCCTAATGACTTCTTTACAACGCACGTAATTGAGGCGTACAATGCACGATTGGAGCAGCATCGCAAGGCTAATGAGGCGTACATAAAGCTGGTAAAAGATATTGAGGATAATATAGCGGTTATAACGGATATAGATAGCCTTAATGAGACCGCACAACGCTTACAAGAGTGGCAGCACATAGGTAACTCTAAGGTAGTAGCGGGACGCAAACTCAATGAGAAAGCAGCGACTTTGAATGCGAAGTTTAACAAAGATAGCAAGCAATATGAAGCAGTATAACATATATCCTACCTTGTTGGATAGTTTTACTAACTATCTTAATTCATCGGTAATCTATCAGCAGTTTTGGGGCTCATCTGAAGCCCCAACGCTGACAGAGGAAGAGTACGAGCGTCAAGCCTTTCAAGAACTGATTAATCGCATTAATAGAGTGCCTTTTGAGAGTGAAGCCGCCGACAAGGGTACAGCGTTCAATGAAGTAATAGATTGCATCGTTGAGGGGCGCAAGAGTACTAAGATAGATATTCATAGCGAGGGCGAGTTGATAACAGCGGTAATTAATGGCAGGCAGTTCATATTTTCAAAGGAACTTACTAAGAGCATAGCGATGCCTTTGAAAGAGGAGAATGCGCTTACTCAATACCGAGTTGAAGGCACTATCAGCACTCAATATGGTGAAGTCTTTTTGTACGGCTATTTAGACTATTTGCTGCCCTTTAAGGTGGTAGATTTAAAGACAACGGGCAAATACAATGCTTTCAAGTATCGCAACAACTGGCAACACATTGTATATCCTTACTGCTTAAATCAGCAAGGTATTGAGATAACCGATTTTGAGTATTTGGTTACTGATTTTAAGGGGGTGTATAAAGAGGCTTATGCTTATATGCCTAAGTTGGATATACCTCGATTAAGGGATATATGCGAACGTTTTATTGAGTTTTTAGAGGGTAACCGAGAACTCATTACTGACAAGAAGATTTTTAATGAACAAACTGCATAAAAGTAGAAGTTTTTATAAGTAAAATTAAAGTAAAATGAAAACAATATTTAATAAAGGACAAGAAGTCTATGATGAAGTATTCTTTCCTAATAGGAAACTCACTATATCGAACATTAATTACCGTAAGGAAGTTATAGAGGTTTGTGGGAGATATTATAATTTTGAAGGGTACGTAATAGAAGATGAAACAGGTGAAAAATTATCAACTATCCCTACTCTATCCACAAAACCCTATTCGTTAAATGGGTTTGAGCAAAAATCTAAAATTCCTACATATAAAATGGCAGAGGATTGGTATGAGAAAAGGTATTATAAAAAAGTGGAATTGGATGATGCTGCAAAGGCTATGAGGGAACTTTCTGTACTTAGAGATTATTATAATAATGGTTGGATTCCTGATTTGAAAAAATATTTTTATATAGGTAGTTTTTTCGATGGACATCTTGCGGTAATGAAACACGAAGAGGTTAATTATAAGAAGCATTTTTTATTTTTTGAGACCGAGAAGTTAGCAGAATTATTCTTAAATGAACAAAGAGAATTATTAGAAATCGCAAAACCTTTATTATAACTATGGAAACAAAAGACGAAATAATTAAAGTACTTAAAGAAATGAAAGAAGTACTAACTCAGATAAAAAGAAGAGCCTTAACAATTAAAGAATTAAATGAACGTTCTATAAAAATTTATTCTTCTAAAGATTTTCATTTGATTGTAAAAGAAAATGAAGATGTAGCAAAATTAGGGAGAGAAGTTGAGGAGTTAAGAAATGAAATAGAAGATTTACTATTTAACATATAATCTATGGAAATACAAGGACGAATTAAAACAATATTCGCTACTGAAACAGTAGGGCAAAACGGCTTTCAGAAGCGTGATGTAGTTATCACCACCGATGGGCAATATCCACAAGATATTATCATTCAATTTGCACAAGGCAATTGCGCTTTGTTGGATAACTTGCAAATAGGGCAAATAGTTAAGATACATTTTAACCTGCAAGGACGTGAATGGACAAGTCCGCAAGGCGAGGTTAAGTACTTCAATACGGTTGTAGGTTGGAAGATTGAGGTTGTACAACCTATGCAGCAGTATCAGCAGCCTATGCAATACCAGCAAGCCCCACAAGGGTACGTACAGCAGCCGCAATATGCGCAACCTGCCTACCCACAACAAGGGCAACCGCAATATCAGCAGGGGCAAATGTTTAACAATTACGGACAAGCACCCGCACAAGGGGACGGCATACCGTATTAAGGCAAAATAAAATTTTATTATAATGAGAAAAATAAAAAGAACAGAATTAGATAGTTATGAGGTCTATATATTGGGCTTAACTATTTTAGGAATAAATACAGAAGATGAAGAAAAAATTTATGAAGATTATTTCTATGATGCTTTTGTAAGCGCAGATATTGAAATTGATTTTGGTAGTTTTAAAGAAATCATTTGTAGGTTATTTCCTTTGATTGATGTAGCTAAATCACCCTTAACAAAGAAAATATATAAAGGATTTTCTAAGGACAAAGAAGGGTTTAAAGAATGGTTAATTAAAGAGGAAGTGTAATTATGACAAAAGTAATGATTGTACTGGTGTTAGCCCTTGACCTCCTTAACCTCCTTTGTCTGATAATTCAAAGGGAATATGACAAAGCTACTTGTACCATAGTAATAGCTATATTACTCTGTCTATCAATCAAAGACTGTGGATATGAAGAAGATTATTGATTGCCTTTTAGCAACTTAAAAATAAAGACAAAATGGAAGCACTAAAAAAAGAGGCTAAAGATATTCAAAATTACTTAGAGATTAGTTGCTCGGATAACCCAGATGAGATGGTGGAACGTATTAAAGAGTTGTCGGTATATATGGCTCGTAGTGGAGAAATGCTTGCCAAGGCAAAGTACCTCTACAACCAACGCACAACGGCTGAAATTACAAAGACTATCATAGCCATAGCAAAGGAGCAATATCTATCAGCAACGGCTCAAAATGCCTTAGTTAAGGGCATCGCTCAAGAGGAGCAGTTTCTTGTAGATTGGTTGGAGCGTATTAACCGCACTTGTACACATCAGATAGAAGCCCTTAGAAGTCTTTTGAGTTATGAGAAAGAGAATTTAAGAATAGCAAAAACGGGGTATTAAGCGTTTTAAAGTAAAATAAGCAATGAAAAAAGAAACAGTAAGCCGATTTAATGAGAAAATAATGACTTCCAACGACCTCTCATTATTGAAAGGCAAAGAATCTAAGTATCTAATGAATAGTCTGTACAGACATTGGAAAGAAGATTTTACAGACGAGGATACTGGGGAAGTCGTAACCATAGAACGAAAAGAACTCATTATTTCTAAGGGCGAAGAATTAAACGATGAGAATTTTCAAACCATAGACTTCTTTATCAAGAGTGGGGAACTTGACATTAAAGATGTACGATTAAGTTCAATACAACGCACTGCAGATGCTGTATTAGGCAACAGTACTATATGGATAGCGGTAGTGGAAATCTCTCGAAAAAAAAGAACATTCTACCTATATGCTAACAGCATAGATGTAGCAAGGGGAATTATAACTGACTATATCGAACAAAATTACATTGGGTTTTATGAAATAAAATCACTCAAAGAGCAGCAGTATTTTACCCTTGTATCGTTGGCAAAGAAAAACAGCGATGAGGAGCAAAATAAGTTCTATCAGATAGAGGTAGAAATAATGGTAAATAAAGAATCTTACCCAATGCGCTTTTTAGTGAAAGCACCTAATGCAGAAGAAGCAAAAGTACTAAGCGAGGCGTTTTATGAAACTTATATGCGAGTGGCTGATGATGATAAAGAATTACCTCCTTATACAATGACCTTGCTTTCGGCAAAAACGCTGAATGTAGAGGCGGTAATAGACCACCAGTTTTGCAAGGAATATATAGATAAAAGCAAAGAAATGTTGTAATTTTATCCATTGTGTACCCCGATAGGCAAGCACTCACGTTCGAGCCGTGAGCGGGGGCTAATATTAAAAAATATAAAGTAAATGAATATTTATGATAAAAAGAAAAGAACTATAAAGTTCAGAGGTAAAACTCCACAGGGGAAATGGGTATATGGGTATTATCTCATACGAGAAGAAGAAAGTCCAGTTATTGAGACATCAGTACCTTATACAATTCATTACATTGTAGATTATGCTGACTTCAACGGATTGAATGAAAATGAAATATTACCTGAAACGTTAGGACAATTTTCTGGAGTATACACCATAGGAAACAAAGAAATCTACGAGGGTGATATTATCAAATTCTGTAATAAAATATGGGAAGTTGTGTGTGATTATGAAGATGCCCATTTATTCTATTTAAGAACTATTGGAGACCCTTACATAGCAGAGAATATGAGTAAATTTACAAGGGGAGAAGTAATCGGAAACATTCACGACAACCCTGAATTATTCAAATAATAATTAACAACCCGATTTGAAAGGAGATTGAGCGCGCGGCAATCTAATTCAAATCTCTAATTTCAAATCAAAATGAATGAGTATCAAGAGTTTTTAAAATCAAAGGAGCGAAAGACAATAGAAGCGGGCTTTGAACTTCCTGATGAAGAATTAAACCCTAACCTATTCGACTTTCAGCGTTACATTGTAAGCAAAGCCCTGAGAATGGGTCGGTATGCCATTTTTGCCGATTGCGGACTTGGTAAAACCCTAATGCAATTGGAATGGGCACACCAAGTAAGCAAGCATATGCAAAAGCCTGTAATAATACTTTGCCCTTTGGCAGTATCAGGACAAACCATACAAGAGGGGCAAAAGTTCGGTATCAAGGTCCAAAAGTATGGCAATAGCGAACCATTACAAGGCGTGTATATAAGCAATTACGAGCAGTTGGATAATATCAATACCGCTCAATTCGTAGGCGTAGTGCTTGATGAAAGTTCAATACTGAAGAACTTCACTGGTAAGTACAAAAACGCTCTTATCAAAGAGTTTAAAAACACCCCTTACAAGTTGTGTTGTACAGCTACCCCAAGTCCTAATGACTTGAACGAAATAGGCAACCACTCAGAATTCCTTAATGTATTAGATGCTCAGGATATGCGTGCTAAGTGGTTCGTGCGTGATGAGGGTATGAATAACTACCGATTAAAAGGGCACGCTAAAAACGACTTTTACGGCTGGATTAGTTCGTGGGCTACTATGCTTACCAAACCTTCGGATATAGGCTTTAAGGCTGAAGGCTATGAGTTGCCTAAACTCAATTACATCGAAAAGGAAATACAGACAAAAAAGCGTGATAATGGTATGCTTTTCAACCCTTACTCGGTGAGTGCTACCGAATTCCAAAAGGAATTGCGTAACACACTTGACCAGCGATTGGAAGCAGTAGCCGAGATTGTAAATAATTCAGAGGAAGCGTTTATCATTTGGGTAAATCAGAATGAAGAGGAAAAGAAAGCCCTTGCGCTTATCCCCGATGCGATAGCGGTGAATGGTAGCGAAAAAACAGAAGTCAAAGAAAAGAAATTACTCGGCTTTGCTAATGGTGAATTTAGGGTGCTGGTAACGAAAAAGAAAATAGCCCAATTCGGTATGAACTTTCAGAATTGCCACAATCAAATATTCGCAAGCCTCGACTTCTCATTCGAGGGTACATACCAAGCCGTCAGACGCTCCTACCGCTTTGGACAAACAAAAGAAGTAAATATCTATTTCATAACTACAGACACAATGGAAAACGTAAAACAAACTCGTGAGCGCAAAGAACAACAATTTAAGGAAATGCAGGACCAGATGAATAAATTCATCAATGGCAACTCTTTCGGCCTACTCAATTCGTATGAGTTTAAAGAAGTGAAAACGCCTAATTACTGGCTAATGAAAGGCGACAGCTGCATAGAGATTAAACGCATTCCTGACAACTCAGTCGATTTAATCATATTCAGCCCTCCATTCAGTTCCTTATTTACCTACTCAAACTACATTCACGATATGGGTAATAACGAAAGCCACGAAGAGTTTTTCAAGCAATACACATTCCTTTTGCACGATTTATACCGTATACTTAAACCTGGGCGACTAATGGTTTGCCACACCAAAGACTTAGCAGTATATAAGAACTCAAGCGGCTACACAGGGCTGTACGACTTCACAGGCGACCACCATAGAGCGGTAGAAGCGGTAGGCTTTAAATACCACTCAAAGGTGAATATCTGGACCGACCCCGTTTTAGAAATGCAGCGCACCAAAACACAACGCCTACTATATAAACAACTTCGCAAGGATAGTAGTTATACAGGCGTAGGGTTGCCCGAATATTGTACCATATTTCGCAAGTGGGAAGGCGATGAGGAAACTTGGACACCAATTAACAACAAGAATAAAGAGAACTTTCCATTAGAGGTTTGGCAACATTGGGCGTCCCCTACTTGGAATGTAGAAAAGAGCGATATAGATAACCTACACAAGGTAATGGAAGATTACAAAGTAAATACGTGGTTTGATATTAAGCGTACCGATGTACTCAATGGCAAAAAAGAGGCTACCGATTTAGGCGATGAAAAGCATATTGCCCCGCTACAATTATCAGTTATCAAGCGTTGCGTGCAGATGTGGAGTAATAAGGGTGAAACGGTATTTACACCCTTCTTAGGGATAGGCAGCGAAATATACGAAGCCGTTAGTTTAGAACGCTATGGTATAGGGATAGAGCTTAAAGACAAGTACTTTGAAACCGCTGTTAAGAATGTAAATACAATAAGCGAGAAACAACGACAATTAACCTTATTCTAATATTTCATTCATTTGTCTCCCCTTGTCTTTGGCGAGCGTTATTATTTGGCGTGCCATTGTCCAGAGATTTGCTAAGGGCAAGGGGAGTTTTTAAACACCTACACTATGGAAAGAGAAACATTTGTTTTTTACAAAGATTGGTTGAATGTTATTCGGGATTTGCCAAGTGAGGTTCAGTTGGAAGTTTATCAGGCTATTACGGAATATGCCATATATGGTAACTTGATTGAACTAAAACCACTTGCAAAAGTAGCATTCGGATTTGTAAAACAAACGATTGATAGGGATACACAAAAGTATGTATCAATCAAAGAAAAGAGAAAAGAAGCAGGAGCGAAAGGAGGAAGACCGCTGAAAACCAATGAATTAGAAGAAAGCAAAGAAAAACAAAAAAACCAATTGGTTTTTGAAAAAAGCAAAAAAAGCAAATGCCCCCTTAATGTAAATGTAAATGTAAATGATAATGATTTATATAAACAAACAAACAAACAAGCGGGTGCGCACGAAGAAAATCCTGAAGCCGAAAAACAGCCCCTAAATGCTTACGAAGACTTCAAAGGAAACTTACCAGCACTAGAGGCTTGGTTCGCCAAACGTTGGAATGATGCTAAGAAACATTACAAGGCAGGAGTAATTGGCAAAGTCGCCATACTTGGGCAGGCTAAGTTAAACCTCATCGAGGTTGCTAAAACATACACTCAGCGAGAGATTGATTTAGCCATTAAAGGCGTTTTTATTCAGAAAGAGATTTACCCACAGTTCACCCTATCGCCTGACAAAATGTTAGAAACAGACCATTTTAGCAAGTTTTACAATGCAGGACTAACAAATACCCAACTCTATAACGAAAGCCCGCAGAAAGGACAAAAAAGCAGCAAAAAAGGAGTAGTACGCAATGTAGGCGACTTGTAGAATGTAACTAACAACTAAAAACTTACAAAAATGAGCAAAAACACAATCGACTTAGACATCGCTATGCGAAGGCTCGCATACCTCGCCAAACGAAAAGGAAATGCTGATGATAAAGACGCGTTCAACTCCGTACTGAAGTTTATCAATGCAACACAAGAATACCAAACAGAAAAGTACCCATTACTCTCAAGGTTATTCTGCTTTGTATTCCTAAATCGCTACTTATTCGCCAAAGAAAAAGACGAAAAAATAACAGCCAGCGGCATATTGGCACACGTGCACCAAATCGTTCAAAAACCCCTCGAATGGTGGATAGACGATATAGCCGAAAATACCAAGATGATGCGATACGAAACCGCTTATAAAGACTATAACGAAGCCCTAAGAGAAGCTAACAGAATAGCCGAAGCAAACAAAACACCAGCAGAGCAAACCACAAGTCTAAAAGACGAATATCGCTCACAAGATATATCCCGCATTGTAGAGGCAAAAAACAACATCGTCAAAGAGCGAATGGCAGATTGCATCGCTGTTTTGCAAAAAGAGTACAAACGTGAAGATATAGAGTATTTTATCAAATCCGAAATCACTAAATTATCGCTATTATGTCGCTAAAAGTACAAGAAATTGAGGACGGAGTAGAGCTTTCGCCATTCGATGATTTATGGTTCGCCCGCGAGTACGAAAAAGCATACATACCGCTCGATAAACCCCTCCCACCGCCCGAAACACTTATCAGCATCGGAGAGCATCAGTACAAAGGCAATTACTACCCTACAACAGTGATGACAGCAGGCAGTTTCAGCGTAATAGCCGCGCCAAGTAAGAGTAAGAAAACACTCTTTAAAACGCAACTATGCGCTACCTACATCGGCGGAAATGCAGCCTATCGCTTCCCACTACTACGTACCCACCGCAAGAGTGATGAGTATGTGTTAGACTTCGATACTGAGCAATCCGACTACTACGCCCAGCGGACTTTTAAAGGCGTTGCCGAAGTAGTAGGTACGATATATCCCCAGTACCTAACCTTCAAAATATGTCACCTCTCCGCTGAGGAGCGTGTAGCATTCATTGACAAGGCATTAGAGAGGTATAAGGGCAAAATGAAGATGGTGTTTATCGATGGTATAGCCGACCTGATGAATGATGTAAATAACCTCGAATGGAGTAACCAAATCGTACATAAACTTATCAAGTGGGCAGACCAGTATAAGATACATATATGCACAATTATTCACGTAGCCTATGGGGTAACAAAAGCCACCGGACACTTAGGGAGTGTCGTCACCAAGAAAGCAGAAACAGTCTTTTTGCTCAAGCCTGATGAGAACAATAAGGATATAGTGGAAGTGTTGCCGCAATACACACGAGGCTACCCATTTGAAGCCTTTAAATTTATGGTAGATAGCAGCGACTTTACCATTTATCCTTATGATGAATTTACAGGTACGATGGCTAAACCAACGTACAACGTGCCAAGAATGCTCACACAAGAGCGGAGCAATAACGCAATACCCACCGCATCGCCTAATGAAGCATTTGCAAAAAAAGAGCCTGAAGACGATGTACCATTTTAAACCGAACACAAAAACACCCAAAAATGAACAACAACAGATTTTTAACAGAACTCCGTGCAAGAGGGCTAAATATAACCCCACAAGAAGCACAAACCCTAATGAATATCGCAATTGCCGAACACGACAAAGCAGTTGTAATGCCCGTACTCAAGCGTGAGAAGATAGCCCATTACGCTATCCTTGCCCTATCGTATGCCGATAGCCTTAATGAGCTGATGCACGGAATTGACGACAAAAAATTCAGCAGAGAATTTAAACGTTCATTCAGACAGCTTAAACACTTCAGCGGAGAAGCCGTGAAGCAGTTTAAGAAAACAATGAAAGACGACAAAGTACTATTAGACGCCTTTGAGTCGTACTCTAACGACTTGTCAGAGATGATATACCAGCATTTAGATGTTATTAACGAAAAGTATAAAGAATAATGAAACAAAAAAAAGATAGAAGTATTTACTTTGAAAGAGGTGATAAAGTAAGAATAATCAATCTGAATAAGGAGGGGATAATTATTAGTATTGCTTACATTAGTTATGAATCTCTAAGTTACAATGTAGAAGTTTGTGGATCTACAGTTGTAGTAAATATAAAAAATTTAGAAAAAATATAGAACAATGAAAAAACAATTACCACAAGAAAAAGAAGTAGTCGAGTTATTCGAGTACGCAGCACGCAACCTCATCAAGGAGTTCTGCCGCAAACAAGACCTACAATTTGAATTCGACAATTACGATGTAGGGGGAGGTATTATATGCTTATCCGATTACTTCTTCAATATTGAAGATATATACTACGATATGAAGCACAACAAACCCCAAGGCAAGATACTGCAGTGGTACGACTACCGACTAATGCACGAGTCTAACATCAATTACCGCTCCTATTGTATGGGGCTTAGAGAAGAATTAAAAAAGAAAGACAAATGAATACACCAAATTTAACAATCCAAGAACTCGTTCCACTTATCCAAGAGTGGGCAAAAGAAAGGGGTATATTTGACAAAAGCACCCCATTTAACCAGCTCCTCAAAACACACGAGGAAGTATGCGAACTCATCAAAGCGTGTTATGACAACGACAAACCCGCTATTCAGGACGCCATAGGCGATGTAATGGTTACCCTCGTGAATTATTGTTTCTTTATAGGCGAAGACTTTATTTTTGCCGTCAAGTTATCAGAAAGTAGATATTGTCAGACACTTCTAAGTACTAACCTGCAGCACGCTATAAAAACAAATGAAGCACTCACAATAATACTCGTTGAAGAAGACTATCAAAGAGAAGTCCCTATATTAAAAAAATACATCATACACCACATTGCAATGCTTATCGCTAACCTACACTGTATCGCCTTGTTAGAGCATACCACCCTTGAGGAGTGCCTCAATATCGCTTACAACGAAATCAAAAACAGAAAAGGAAGAATGATTAACGGAAAATTTATCAAAGACAAACAAGATGAATAAACAAGAATTATTAAGTTATCTGAAAGAGGCGCAAACACACCTCTCAGAGATTGAGAAAAACACAGAGTTTCATAATGAAATAATGAAAAAACTCTATTTACAAATTCCTCCTGAACTTAGTGAGGATAAAGAAATAGATAGTTTACTCAAAGAATTGGATAATCGCAATGAAGAGGTTGCTATAAGTTGGTCAATGTATTTGTTTAAAGGATAAAAATGAAAATCTACATATCAGGTAAAATATCAGGCACTAACCTCACCAAAACCCGCAAACGCTTTGCAGCTGTAGCCAAAGCAACGAAAAGATTAGGCTATGAACCCGTAAACCCCTTAGAAAACGGACTATCAGAGCACGACAGCTGGGAAGCACATATGCTTAAAGATATTGCCGACCTACTACAATGCAAGGCTATCTATATGCTACAAGGATGGCAAGAAAGCAAGGGTGCGCGTATCGAGCACTATATCGCTACCAAAATAGGAATGCCTATAATGTATGAGATAGAGCGGCCTATAATGGACGAAAATGAGTAATTCACGAAGGCAAAGGGTATAACACTACCTTTTGCCTTTTTTATCGCAAAAAATATTCTTATAACTTACTGATATTAATACACTTACAAACGATTGTTGCATTTAAAACAAAATAAAATAAAAAAAACAAGCAAAATGCTTGCGTAATTAAAATAGTTACCGTATCTTTGCAACGTAAAATTAAAACAAGTAATAACAATTCAAAAACACTTAGAAAATGACAACAGACAAGAACAACGTTACTAATACTACTTACAATGTAGTATTCAATGATGATAATAATTCTAATGATAAAGGCTTCGAGCAAACATTAGAATATTGCAAGAACTACATTCAATCATTCAACGGTACTAATCACAGCTACTTCGAAGACTACAAGGGGGGTATAGTACAAGTCGTTTGTAATGAAACTGGCGATGTGGTATATGAAGAAGAAGTTATTTAACAATTATTTTACTACAAAATGAAAACAGAAAACAAAACATTCAGAGTAACCTACACCAAGTATATAGGCGGTAATGGTATAATAATAGTAAAAGCAAAAGATGAAACACAAGCAATAGCTAATGCAAAATATCTTTGTGCAACAGGCAAGGATTTCAGAGAGCCTCAACAAGTAGATGATAACTTGTATAAGAAACCAAGAAAACAAGGATTTCAGGGTAGACAATAATAGTTTAAAAAGCCCCTAACACTACATTAGGGGCTTACTTGTAAAATTAAAACAATCTAACGATTAAACAACCCTTAGAATGAGGGTGTAAAATTATAAAATTTATGAGCAATAGCAAACTTTTCGAATTAAAAATGCCTAAATTTTTACTGGCAATAGAGCCTACACAGATGCCAAGCGGATTTTATTACATCTATTCACCTCATTACTTATCATTAGTATTGGTAATTAGAGAGCGTACACAGCAGGTAATTCTCAATAATGAATTACGAAACAAGCCACAGAAGCGATATACCTACAACGACAATGAGCAATTCACACTTGTAGTATTGCAAAATAATATACAACAAGTAGGGGGTATTTTAGCTCCTGCTATTTCTGAAACACAATTCTTAGATGAAGCGTGGGAATGGTACAGCACTAATATGATAACACAAGAATAATATGACACCGCACGACAAGGTAATATACATCATTCAGCAATTAGAACTATCCGATAGCAAGGTAGCAAGAGCAATTCAGAAGAGTACATCAGCAGCTACACACAAGCGAATGAGGCTCAGAGATAACAAATTTACTGAGGAAGATTATCAGAATATCAGAGCCTTTTACATCGAAAAGCTTCGTAGTATTGAGAACTTAGAAGCGTAGAAGTAACATACAATCATTTAATAGAAAGCCGTTAGTATCACACTAACGGCTTTCATATTAACAGCCGTTTTGCCCCGTCAAAATGACTATGTAAAATGACTATGCAAAATGCTGGTAAACAAATAATTATATCATTTTTTTGTAGGAATAGTTTAAAGTTTTTCGTACCTTTGCAGCCGAAATTGTAATGTAATAAATCATACTCTATGAAACATCAAGAAAGCACCCTACAAACCGCCTGCGTTCGCTGGTTCAGATACCAATATCCGCACCTCGTTATATACGCTGTTCCTAACGGAGGCAGTCGCAATGTACGTGAAGCGCAACGCCTCAAGGCAGAGGGCGTATTATCAGGGGTAGCCGACTTGGTAGTACTCCTTCCTCAGGGCAAAAGCCTTTACATTGAAATGAAAGTAAAAGGCAATTGCCAAACACAAAACCAAAAAGACTTTCAGAAAATAGCCGAAACGCTTGGGCATACCTACACCGTATGCTACACCTTTGAGGAGTTTCAGAAAGTAGTTGAAAATCAAATACAGAAATAGCAAAATACAATAATTCAAGAAAATTATATACAAAAGACACTGTCAAATTATATATCTAAATGATACGTATAAAACCAAGTAAGAGAAACACAAACAAGCACACAGAAAAAGGTATGGAACTACTTAGCACTTCTATTGATGAGGTAGGAGTGATTGAGAGTATATCAGTAACCAAACAAGGGACAATCATTTCAGGACACGCACGAAAGGAGAAGTTTGACGAAAAGGGATTAGTACCAAAGGAAATAACCCTCGCGGAGAATGAGTACCCTGTAATTGTTCGCAATGATATAGAAGACGATACAGATACCTACTACAAGGCACAAATATTAGCAAACACTACCGCGCATCAAAACTATAATATAGACCTTGAAGATGTAGAAGCAATAGCAGATGAGTATGGTTTTGAATTAGAAGATTTGGGGGTTGAGATTGAAGAAAAGGATATAAACTATTCAGAAGATAGTTTTAATGAAGATGAACTAATAGATGATTCAAGAAACAAACCTGCAATTATAAAAATAACTTTTGAAAATGCAGAACAATTGCAAAAGGCAGAAGCTGATATTACAGAATTAATTGATAGAAAATATAAAGGGGCTTACTTTTCTGTAAGTTGTGGTGAATTATGAGATTAGAATTAGCAAGCAATAAAGCGATAAAATATAGTTGTTTGAATTTTCACTATGCAAAATCAGTACCAGTGAATACATTTGCTTATTCAGTATTTAATGATAATAACGAATGGTGTGGTTGTGTAGTATTTGGGACAGGAAGTAATAATAATATTGGATCAGAATATAATCTAAAACAAGGACAAATCATAGAACTTGTAAGAATGGCGCTTAATGGTAAGCAAGAAACTACATCACAAGTATTAGCAAAAGCAATTAAGAAAGTAAAAAAAGACGTCCCTTTGTGCAAAATGATAGTCTCTTATGCCGATATTGACCAATCACACAAAGGAATAATATATCAGGCTACTAACTGGTACTTTGTAGGAAAGGTTTATGAAAATAAAACTGATAGCAGTTGGATCATAAATGGCAAGCGTATTCACGGGCGTAGGATTTCAGATATTATAAAGCAAAAAGGAGGATTGAAAGGAATATCAAGAAAAGATTTTATACTGAAAAATTTAGACAAGAACGCAACTGAATATGTTACAAAAGGTAAAATAAAATATCTATATCCTTTATGTAAGGAAATGAAAAAACTTTGTGAAACAATCAAAAAACCTTATTCAGAAATATGAATAACACCCCAAAAAATAGACAACAATGGATGTTAGAGGAACTCAAAAAGTCTCCTCTCTTGTCGTTTGGGGAAATGTTCAGTAAATATTCAGCAAAGTTCAGTAAAACAGAAAAAACATTCAGTAAGGACTGGAAACAAGCCCAAAAAGAATTTAAAGAGTGGCAAAAAACGATTAACGAGGAGGTATCAAAGCAATTGATAAGCGCAGAGGTAGAAGAGCGTAAAAAAGACTTATTTGCAAAAATGGACGCTCTGAAGATACTCGCTGATATAGCAAGAGGTAAAGGAATGAGAATTGATGGGGAGAAGTTTATTCCTTCATATAGAGAGCGTATTTCAGCGATTGCGCAACTATCTAAAATGGAGGGATGGGACGCACCGGTTAAGCAGGAGGTAACAGGAAAGGACGGCAAAGATTTACAGCCTTTTCAAGTAACTGGGATAATAATTAAGTAAATGAAGAATGTAGTACTTGAGTTTAACAGCAATGGAAATGATAAGCAGAAGGAATGCGGCAAAGCGTGGGCTAATGATGATATTGACGAGGTGCTATATGGAGGTGCAAAAGGGGGAGGCAAATCATTTATAGGGTGCTCATTGATACTGGCTGATGCTATGATGTATGCAGGAACTCACTATTTTATTGCCCGTAAGCAACTAAATGATTTGCGTAAATTTACAATACCCAGCATTCACGAGGTGCTAAACGGATGGGAAATACCTCAGGAAGCGTGGAAGTACAACGGACAGGATAATTATTTTGAACTCTATAATGGTTCAAAAGTGTTTCTTTTGGATTGTAAATATTTGCCGAGTGACCCGCAATATCAGCGTTTTGGTTCAATGCAGATGACACGTGGTTGGATTGAGGAAGGAGGAGAATTTGAGTATGATAGTTATTCGAACCTCAAAATATCAATAGGTCGGTGGAAAAATAGAGAATACAATTTGAAAGGCAAATTGCTCATCACTGCTAACCCTTCTAAGAATTTTTTGTATAAAGAGTTTTATACACCTTACAAGGAGGGTACTTTGAACGCACGAAGGGCTTTCATTCAGGCATTACCATATGATAATAAAATGCTACCAAAGGAATACATTCAGAATTTGGAGAGCACATTACGAGGGCCAGAGAAGCAGCGATTATTGCACGGGCTATGGGAGTATGATGATGATCCGAATGCGTTATGTGATTACGATAAGATATTAGCAGTATTTGGCAATGACCAAATAGCACAAGATAGTACTATGTACCTAACTGCTGATATAGCACGATTTGGATCTGATTTGTGTGTTATAGGTGTTTGGAGAGGCTGGGAACTGATAGAGATACACACAATGGCTACTTCAGCAACCACAGAGATACAAGCACTCATTAATACGTTACGAATGAAATATAACATTCCGAAAGGGAATTGCATTGCTGATGAGGACGGTGTAGGAGGCGGTGTGGTAGATAATACGGGCATCGTAGGCTTTAAGAATAACAGCACACCACTTGAAGAGAATGGGCAACTTACTAATTACAAAAACTTACAAACACAATGCTTATACAGATTAGCCGAGCGTATCAATAGTAATGGTATATACATTAGTGCTGAACTATCAGAACGCACTAAGGAGATGATTACTGAAGAACTGGAGCAGATAAAGAGTGACAACAAGGACGGGCAAAAACTATCGGTAATTAACAAAGACACTGTTAAACAAGCAATAGGACGAAGCCCCGATTATAGGGATATGCTGCTAATGAGAGAGTATTTTGATTTGAAGCCGAGAAAAACATTTAAACCTATATTCAGACGATGAGAGTATACGAATTTCTGCAACTATCAGAAGATATGCAAAGAGGTATTTTGCCAGCTTTGAAGGTGCTAAAACCTCTACCTAACTACATTAGTAGGCGTTGGTTTAAGAAACACATACACGGGGTGAAAGAAAGCATAACAGAATTAACCTTTGGCGATGTAAATACGATAAAAAGGGAGATAATGCGAGGTACTACTGAGGGACTAATGAATGCTTTTGAGTTGGTTTATAAATGTACCAAGAAGGATATGATGAAGATGAATGTTGTGCGGTTTTATCGTTGTATGAGGTTCATCACTAATGAAGTGGATAGGGTGGTGAAGTTAGAGCAGCATCATTGGAAGGTAGAGCCTACAGAGTATGATGGTAGGCTACAAGAAGCAGGTGTTAAGGAATTAGAGATGTTTGGCGATTTGCCGATGATTGATAGCCTTGCTGGTGGTGATATTCTTAGATACAACGATATTGAGGGGCTCAATTACTTGGAAGTGCATTACGTCTTATGGTATAGGGCTATTCAAACAAATATACAGAATAGATTTCAGAAGTTAATGGCAAATAAATAGGATATGAAAGAGGTATTACAACGGATAGCAAACAATAACGGCTGGGCATTTGAGTACGGCAGGCAGGATTACAACAACTTAGAAGGGCAATCGGGGAAGGAGTTTTATTTGTTTCTTGATGTGCCTGAAGTGTCTGTAACATTTGATGAGTACTCTGCACCTATAAGGCATACTTATTCAGGAAGGTTTATGCTACTTAAGCATTCAGATTTTGATAGGATGTATGATAGTCAGATGGAGAATGATGCTACAGAGGGCAAATACGAGCAATATATTAAGCCTTGCAAAGAGGAGGTAATGAAGATTGCGAATGCCTTTTGCGGGGATTACTCGATTGCTTCGTGGCGTATTATTGAGGTTATTAATCAGTTCAGTAATAATTTTGATGGGGTAATCGTTAATTATCAGGTAGCGATAAGCGAATAAAAGATGAAACAGCCTATTGAGATATTGCATAAGGAGTTGGAGGCTCTGAAAGATGACCTAATACGCAGATATGAGGAATTAGGAATGAAAGCCAGTGGCGCGTGGGGGCAATCGTTGCAGGTGCAAACTGATGAGGCGGCAGGATTGCTGAAGGGTACAATTTCAGGTGAGGGATATACGTACTATATGCAGCACGGGCGCAAGGCGGGGAATTTGCCGCCTATTGCTGCAATTGAGCAATGGATAAGAGCGAGGGGTATTCAGCCGATAGAGAAAAAAATGAAAGTATCAGGATTGGCGTGGGCAATTGCTAAGAAGATAGCAAGAGAGGGCACGAAGAGAAGCCGCAATGAGGAGAAGCCTGCATTTATTGACGAGGTGATAACAGGTGAAAGGGTACAAGAGATAATCAATAAGGTGGGCGATGGCTATATAGGGGCTTTTACGAGTGAGATTATTAACTTTTTAAAACGTTTTTAAGATGGATTTTTTAACTACAGACTACTGGGGAGGATTTAGTGGGGTTCCTTTGCGAATTAGATTAGAAGATGCTGATAAGGATAAACTTAAGCATAATGGGATATTTATCATTAGAGCGTCTTTTGTGAAGATGATAGACAGGACTATAGGGGAAAAGACGGTAGAGATAAAGAAGCATTACCTATACAGAGAAAATGAGAGTGTGGTGAATGTAGATTTTGGAGCGGTATTTAAAACCGCCTTCTTCTCATACACAGAGGCGAGTGGTTATCAGATAAGAGCAACAAGCATACCGATAGAGGTAGAGTTGCAGGCTACATATAAGGACGGTAATGAGATAAAAGAATTTGAGATTACAGAAGGCGTAAAGGTGATAAAGAACGAGTTTAGGATTTTTCCTTCTACTTTCTCAAGTATTTTGGCTAACAATAAATGGTACAATACGCGTATTTGCAAAGACCTTGATAGGGCAAATGGTGTATATACTACTTACTTCAGAGGTTACCCACAGGACGATGTAGTATTAGAGGTTACTAATAAGGGAGCGGTGGATTACAAAGGGATACCTCGATATGAATATAAGAAGGTAGATAGGGTAATTGACCAGTGTGGGGTGTTTGTTGTGTGGAGGAATGCAGCAGGCACATTTAGTTATTGGCTCTTTTCGAATGAATATACAGAGGAGGTGAAGACGAAGCAACTGGGACAAACGATAAAAGGCACACGTATAGGCATTGGTGATAGATTTTCGCTATTACATTCGCTGGGGAGTACAGCAGTGAAGCGTTGGACGCTGAAGAGTGAAGTAGCGGTTATGGAGAATGAATTAGACGAACTGCAAAGCCTTTTATATAGCAGTGAGGTGTATGTATATAGGGGCGAAAAAACAGTTGGAGACAACAATGATTTGAATGCTGAACTATTTGAAAGAGTGATTGTAGTAGAAGGAACGCAAAAGTTTGATATAAACAAACAATTGTTATACCCTTTTGGGGTAACGATAGAATTTGAGCCAGAGAGAACAATACGAGAATTATAGGTTATGACTGAATTATATATTGATGGTAATAGGGCCGAGATGGGCGATAAGGGGTTTGCTTATACGTTGCAGGTGAATGATATGTTTAACTTTGAAACGCGTGAGGTAGGCTACTCTGAAACGGTATATTTGCCGGTAACGGCTGCCAATCGTCTTATATTTGACTTCGCAGAAATGTCTGAAGGTGATAATAAGGGGGCTTATAAGGTATATAGGGTAGATTATTACGTAAATGGGGTGCTGATTGTCGGTAGTGGCAATGGGTACTTGATAGGAGTACGTGATGATGCTTATATATTTGAGTTTAAAGACAGCGGTAGGGAGTTGTACCAATACCTTATGAATAGGGATATTAAGGGGGTGAATAGGCTTATTGATGGGAGTGCTGAGCGGTCATTGGATAAGATAGTAAGAGCGCACACAGAGGACAACGTAGGCACAAGGGAACTTATATACTTGGTAGGAAATTATGGTGATGATGCTGAAAAGAGGAACGACAATGGGGTATTACAAGTATATAGGTTTGATAATACGCCTCTCTCTATCAGTTTGGATAGGGTGTTTAGGTTGGTGCAGCAGGATAGCGGTTTTAGGTTTAGGGGCGCAATGTTTAATACATTTGATTGGAAGAATGCTTATATTGCTTCTTCTAATATAAAATATAATGATGTCGTAGAAAAGGAAGTGCTTAAGGTTGAAGGAAGTTTTGCTGGCAATAAGGGATATTATAAGATAGCATTTACTAAAGGTTTATACGATAATAAGATGCATATGGTGCACGAGAGCAGAGGGCATCCTTATATTATAGAAGAGGACGGTTATTATAAGGTTAGTTTTCACTTTGACAAGATGATAACAATCAATGAACGTAACGGATTTTTAACTATTGTTTTCGGATTAGCCTCGACTCAAGTATGGGAAGAGGAAGTAAATGTACCTAAACAAGGGTGGGAAAATATGAATTTTGCTAAAACTTTTTATTTTCAAAAAGGAGACCGCATATATCTTTTCTCAATGTTAAAGGATGCTGATGATTATGGACAAGTACGTGCTGAGAAATCTACATTTAAAATTGAAAAGATAAAAGGGAATGACAATTTGTCAGTGCTTGTGTCGGATTTTGCTTTGACAGACTTATTTAAGGAGGTATTTAAATTATTCTCTTTGACGCCCATCAGAGATAGGCAAACAGGGGTGTATGACTTCTTCACCTTATCGGAAAGGGTGAATGCCCCTGTGATAGATTGGAGTAGCAAATTCGTAAGAGTGAAGGAGGTGAAGTATCATAGTGCGAACTACGGGCAGAAGAATAATTTTCTGTATAAGAAATACGATGAGGAGAACGCTTATAAGCAAAGGAATAATGATGGGGTAATACACTTTGACGACAAGGTACTTGATGATAGGAAGGATTTTAGCAGTAAGTTTTTTAGTCCTCTGAATGACAAAGAGAACGGAATGGATGTGATGGAGTTTTTCACTAAGGAGGTAAAAAAGAAAGAAGACGGGACAACTGAAACGGAGTATAAGGAGAAAACAGGACGATGGCACGTGTACGCTACTAAGGAGGTAAAAAATGAAGTAACTTTTTCTTTGAGAGCAAAGGAAGAAGGCAGTGGTGTGGAACGATATTTTGTGCCTAACTTTGAGCCTTTCAAATGGGACAACCTTCTAAATACTTACTACAAGGATTTGCCGAGAGTAGTGGAGCGAATGTACTGCGTAACAGTAGAAATGAACTTGAATGAGATTGATGTAATGGAGTTTTCGTTCTTCAGTAGGATATACGTACAGCAGTTGGGGAGTTACTTTATGCCTAATAAGATAAAATATAAAACGGAAGGTATGGCAGAGGTAGAGATGATTAAGATTAGATAATTAGAAATAATAACGATATGGAAAGAATAAATATAGCACAGGTAGATATTGATGTAGACGCGCTGATTGGTAAGAGTGCAGAGGTGAGACAAAAGCTGATGGAGATTGGTGGTGAACTGAAAGAACTGAAAGGACAGTTTGATAAAGGGGACATATCGGTGCAGGAGTATACTCGCAAGGTATCGGAATTGACAGCTATTCAGAAAGTGAACCGTGATGAGTTGCGAGTATATGATACGCTGGTGAAAAACCATATTAGCACAGAGGCTACAAAGATGAAACAGAATGAGACGATGAAGGGCTCAATCAAAGAGATTAGTGCTGCTCTATCACAAAATAAACTAATCTACCAGCAATTGAGCGAAGAGGAACGTGAAAATGCTGATGTAGGGGGCAAACTGTTAGCGGTTATTCAGGAGCAGGATAAGAAGTATAAGGAGTTGCAAAAGAGCATTGGCAACAATCAGGTAGATGTAGGAAACTACAGGCAGGCGATATTAGATGCTATTGGGGATAATCAAGCATTCGGAACCTCAATGAATAGTGTTATTAATAACTTTAACACGATGAAAGTGCAGATAATAGCACTTGCTAATCCGTTTGTGAATTTTGTACAAACAGGAAGATTAGCAGCACCAGCAATGAATGCTGCTGCTGTTGCTACAAGCAAGACTTCGCTGGCTATGAAAATACTAAGAGGGGCGGTTATAAGTACGGGTATAGGGGCGTTGGTGATAGCGTTAGGATCTTTGATTGCGTACTTCACCAGCACACAGGAAGGCATCGACAAGGTGAATAAGGTGCTAACGCCTCTGAAGGTACTTTTTCAAACTCTATGGGGGGTGGTGCAGAATGTAGGAAAAGTGATGGTAGGAGCATTTCAAGCGGCGTGGCAACCTATCAAGAAAGCGGGGGAACTTATCGGCACTTTCTTAATAACGCCTTTAAAGCAAGTAATAGGGGTAGTGAAAGGACTTAGCAAGGTAATAATGGGAGATTTTGAAGGAGCGTGGGAAGAGGTTAAGAAACCAACACAAGATTTGGTTAATAAAGCCAAAGAGATGGGCAAGGCTGCATCAGATGCTAATGGAAAATTTAGCGAATTAGGAGGCGAGATGAAGAACATAGCAGGCAACATTAAGGCTACTATGGACGAGGCTATCAAACGGGGGCAACGTATTGAGGAGATAGGTGTAAAGTTAGCGAGTTCGGAGGCTGATTTTGTTAAGCAGTCGGAGGCTTTGAAGTTGGAGTTTGCAGAACAAAATCAAATAGCAAGGGACACAAGCAAAACGATTAGTGAGAGGGAGGCTGCTGCTAAGAAGAGTATTGAGATACAGAAGCAGATTAACAAGTTAGTAACAGATCGCAATAACTTGGAAATAGAGCGAATGGAACTGCAGCAACAAAGTAATGATACGAGCGATGCTGAGCGCGCTGATTTGGAGAGAAAAAAGGCAGAAAACAACAAAGCAAAGGCAGAACAGATACAGAGTGAAATAGCGCAAACAAAGGTACTTAACTCTATAAATAAGGACAGAGAGGCAAAGAATAAGGAGGCGTTAGATAAAGCCCGTAAGAGGTTAGAGGAGGAATTGAAGTGGCAAAAGGAAGCGATAGAGGACTATGTAAAAACTAATTCGGCGGTAGCAAAGTCGATGCAGGAACGCCTCGATATTGAGGAAAAGGGTATGCAGGATAGGTTAGCGTTATTGGATAAGGAAAGGGCTAACGGGCTAATAAAGCAAAGGGAGTATGAGAGGCAAAAGAGGAATATTGAGCAGGACTACCTGAAAGTAAGGAACGAATTAACGATTGAGGCGGTACAGAAAGAGGCGGAGCAGTATGAGATGTTCAATGCTGATAAGTTTAACACAGAGGAGGCTTTGCAGGAGGCTATTTATCAGAAAAAAGTAGAAGCATTGGAAAAGGAAAAGATGCTGAAGCAAGAGGCCAGAGACTGGGACTATAATGCAGAGGAGGAGCATCAGGAGAAGTTGCAGGAATTAAAGGCTGATTATCAGGGCAAACTGCAAGAACTGAAGGCACAGCAAGCAAAAGAGGACGAAAATAACAGGAATGCCCAAAAAGAGGCTGAAAAAGCGCAACGTGATTTTGATTTTGCTGACAAACTAATGTCTTTGCAGGAACAAGGGGCGACTGAATGGGAGATTCAGGCAGAGCAATTGAGGCAAAGGCACGAAAAAGAAAAGCAGGAACTTGACGAAAGCCTTGATAACAATAAGATTTCGCACGAAATGTACTATAATCAGTTGAATTTGCTAATCAGGAAGCAAGCAAAAGAGGAACTTGACCTAAAAAAGAAAACAGAGGAGAGCAAACTGGCATTAACGCAATCGGTATTAGGGCAAATAAAAGGAATGACAGGCGAGCATACCGCGTTAAGCAAGGCAGCAGCCATTGCAGAGGCTACCATAAATACTTATTTGGGTGTATCAAAAGCGATTTCGCAGGGTATGCCTATGGGAGCAGTAACAGCAGCAATAACATTAGCGGCTGGTATGGCAAACGTGCAAAAGATAGTAAGCACAGAGACTGACAAGTACGAGGCCGGTGGTCTGATAGTAGGTAAAAGCCACGCATCAGGAGGAGTTCCTTTTACAGTTGCAGGTCGTGGAGGCTTTGAGGCTGAAGGAGGGGAGTATATCATAAACAAACGCGCAACGGCTATGTACTTCCCAGTACTGGAGGCTATTAATAAGAGTGCTGGTTATGGTAGTTATAACCCTGTGTATATGGCAGCAGGGGGCGTGATTAAGCAGCCTACCCCTATACAAACTGAGATAAAGGAATTAAAGATTGATTTTGATAAAATGATGAATGCTATTAGAGAGGGTGCAATGCAGGGCACACAGCAAGGAGCACAAGCAGGGGCGTATGAAGGTGCGCGCGCGGGTAGCCTTGAGGGCACAATGCAAGGGGCGTACGAGGGTGCTACATTAGGCACAACTACGGGGCTAACAGAGAGTGCCCTACGAATTAGCGATAACGAGTTTGCAAGGAGGTCAGCAAGTATATGATTAAACTAAAAGCAATATTAAAGGGTTGGGAGAACTATATATTCCCCAACCCTGAAATGGAAGCAAAGGCAAAGGAACGAGCGAAGATATGTGCTGGTTGTCCTATGGCTAAGAAGGGTACATACCAACAACTAATGGAAGATTACACTCTTAAAGAGGTTAAGGGTATGAAGTGCAAGGCGTGCGGGTGTCCGCTCTCTACCTTGCTACGACAAGATGAAAAAGGGTGCGAACTTAATAAATGGGAGTAACTATGAATGTATATGATAAATTAAAACCTATGGAGAACGACCTTCGCTTGATATACAAGCACGGAGGTAGGGTTGCGTGTGAGATATTTCGCGACCTTGAGATTTACGAAGCATTTCAAAAAAGTAACGCCCCAAAGATGGAGCGTTATACAAATATATCTGAGCACTTCAAGGTAAGCGAAAGCCTTGTTCGTGCTATCATAAAACAGATGGGTAAAAAAATTTTGTAG